GTGAGTTGTACGATTTTACATTTCAAAAGTAAAAGGGAATGAATAATATATATAAATGCGATTGCAATAAAACCACTATAGAGGTAAGAAATGTTACAATAAGATTCATTGAGGGCCTGGGCGCTATTCACGATGTTAAGTGTGCTAAGTGTGGCAGCTACATGAAACTAGCAAACCCTAGTAAAGGTACTTGCTGCAATTTCTCATCTAACAAATACGGGCAGTTATGACCATACAAGAAATGCGCGCCCAGAAGATGCGCACAGCGCTTAATCATTTTTCTACTATAGCAGATGCAGCTAGGGCTTTAGGAGTTAACAAGCGCACACTATACAGATTTATACTAAAAAACATAAAAGAAGACGGCACAATATGACTGCGCTAGAATTATTTGCAGGATCTAGGAGCTTTGGCAAAGTAGCTGAGGAGTATGGCCATGATGTAATAAGCACAGACATGGAGCAGTTTGGTGATATCGATTGGGTAGGAGATATTTTAGATATTCCATTAAAAACTTTTGCAGACCTAAAGCCAGATATTATTTGGGCTAGCCCGCCTTGCACAACTTTTAGTGTGGCTGGATTTACTCACCATTATAGAAAGGTAAACAATATTTTTGTACCAATAAGCGAAAATGCAATGCTGGGGCAGCAGATATTGCTAAAAACTATTGATATAATAAAGGCGTGCAACCCAAAGTATTTTTTTATTGAAAATCCTAGAGGGTTAATGCGTAAAATGCCCTGCATGAAAGATTTAGACCGCACTACAATATGGTACTGCACCTATGGAGATAATCGCGCCAAACCTACTGACATTTGGAGCAACCATATAAAAAACATATTTAACCCAGAAGGCTGGCAGCCCAGGCCAGAGTGTTTTAATGGTAATAAAAAATGCCATCACGATAAATGCCCTAGAGGAACAAATAATGGCTTAGGCACCCAAGGGCTAAAGAATAACCACGAGCGCAGCAAAATACCTGCGCAACTAATGATAGAAATAATTGAAAGCATACCAAATGACTGAACTACAACAAACAATACTAGACCAGCGTACCCTACAATACGGAGCGCATAGAGATCTAACCCCAGGGGTACAAAGCCTGTTATATACTCTAGCCTGTGTAGAGGCAGAAGAGCAGCTGCTACAGGATTTCTGCAATACTAACGGCACTTGCTACCAAGTAACTGGCAAAAGCGGAGATGTTTATAGTAGAATGAGGCCAGAGTGGCAGCAGCTAAAAGAGGCTAGAATGAGAAAGCAAGCAATTATAGCAAGGCTTGAAAATTGGATAGGAGAGGCAGCGCCAAAAGATGATGAGTTTACTGAGTTTCTTAAATGAGCTACTACTACGATGAAGAGGCAGCCGAGCGCTGTGTAACTTTTATAGAGAAATTCTGCACCCACGTTAAAGGCGAGCTAGCTGGTAAACCCTTTATACTAGAGGAGTGGCAGAAAGATGATATTATACGCCCGCTATTTGGCTGGAAGCGTGAAGCTGACGGATTAAGAAAATTTCGCACTTGTTACGTAGAAATCCCGCGTAAAAACGGCAAAAGTAACCTAGCAGCAGCTATAGCCTTGTATTTACTCTTTGCAGATGGCGAGCCAGGTGCTGAGATAATAAGCGCAGCAGGTGATCGCGGGCAAGCAAATATCGTTTTTCAGATTGCAAAGGAGATGATAAATAACAATAAGCACTTAAGAGCTAGGGCTAAGGTGCTTAGGAATATAGTTGAGCATAAAGGGAGCTGGTACAAGTCAATAAGTGCAGAGGCATATACAAAGCACGGCCTTAATTGTCATGGCATTATCTTTGACGAGTTACACACGCAACAATCGAGAGAGTTATTTGATGTCCTAACTACTTCTGTAGGCGCTAGGAGGCAGCCAGTGATAATTAGCCTTACTACTGCGGGCCATGACCGCTCAAGTATATGCTACGAGATGCACGAATACAGCGAGGCTCTTATTAATGGCTCTATAGTAGATGAAACATTTTTACCTGTGCTGTATAAAGCCGATGCAGATGATGAGTGGACGAACCCAGAAACATGGAAGAAAGCTAACCCAGGCTATGGCTCAATATGTAATGAGGCTTACTTTGAAGATGCGGTAAAGAAGGCTAAGAGTAACCCCAGCTGGATAAATAGCTTTCTGAGGCTGCATTTGAATATATGGACGAGTGCAGAAACCGCCTGGATACCAGATGACATCTATATGAAGGGAGCAAAAGAGATACCATTTGATAGATTGCCTAGCCTGCCAGCTTACGGCGGCTTAGATTTAGCTAGCACTCAAGATTTAACAGCCTTTGCTTTAATCTTTAGAGATGACGAGAATAAGTGTTTTTACCTTATCTGCCATCAATTTGTAAATTCAGAAAAGGCCCACAGCAAAAAACTAGCAGCAGGCATAGACTATATAAGCTATGCTAGAGATGGAGATATAACTATATCGCCAGGCAACGTAACTGATTATAGAATAGTAAAGCAGCATATTTTAGACGCTTGTGAAAAGTACGATGTACGTGAGATAGGCTACGATCCTAAATTTTCTACTTATATAGTAAGCGAATTACTAGAAAATGATATAGATATGAAGCCAATGGCTCAGAATATTACTAGCATGAACGGCCCCACTAAGGAGATGGAGATGGAAATAATGCAAGGCAACGTAATTCATGGAGGTAATAGGTGCCTACGCTGGCAATTTGGCTGCGCTATCATCTATACAGACAACAATGAGAATAAAAGAGTAATAAAAGAGCAAAAAGAAAATAAGAAGGTAGATGGCGTAATAGCCTCAATAATAGCACTAAACAGCTATGTACAGAATAGAATAGACGGAGATGAGGATATAGTATTTGATATTTTAACACTTTAAATTAGGATTTTTGATATTTTTGCGCTATAATACGCGCGCATGAGTACACTAGCAGAGAGAATTAGGGGCATATTTCGCTATAGACAAGGCAAATACGACAGCAATACAATAGCACAGCAGGTAGGTTTATTCCCCATGACAAAGAGCGGAGCCTCAATAAATGAGAACAGCGCTCTAGCAATAAGTACAGTTTATGCGTGTGTGTACAAGATAGCCTCTACTATTGCAGCGCTCGGTTTAGAGATATATGTAAAGAATGGCAGGAACGTAGATGTTGCCAATGTACACCCCGCTCGCACTTTAGTTACAGATAAGCCAAACGAGGCTCAAACGCCTTATGAATTTTGGGAGACTATAGTAGCTAGTGCTTTAATGTATGGCATGGGCTATGCAATTATAGAGCGTGATGATCGCGGCTATTGCAATAAGCTTATATATGTACATTTTACAGATGTAGACTTAAAGCAGGTTAAAGATGAGCGCGTATATGTAATTAAAGATTACGGCGTAGTAAGGCCAGAGAATATCTTAGAGATATGCAACCTATTCCGCATGAGTCCGATACGCTTACACCGCGAAAATTTAGGGTTAGCAAAAAGCGCTCAAGATTTCGGCTCTGAATACTTCGGGCAAAGCGGCCAAATGACTGGTGTACTAACTTCTGAGCAGCCACTAAAAAAGGAGCAAATGGATATGATCCAAGGCTCTTGGAATAACGGCGCGGCTAATGCAGGCACTAAGCTCATGCCGTTTGGCTTTAAATATCAAAGAATTTCTATTGCACCAGATGAGGCACAGTTTATAGAAACTAGGCAATTCCAAGCGCAGGAGATCTGCAGGATTTTCTCGGTTCCCGCCGCACTCGTTCAATTGCCAGGCCAAGAAACGTACAGCAACGTAGAGCAGCAAAATCTAATGTTTGCTAGGCATACTATAATCCCCTGGACTAAGAGAATACAACAAGAAATAGATAGAAAGTTAATACCTAATTTTGATAGGCCAGCAGTTTACTCTAAATTCAATCTCAACGATTTATACAGGGGCGATATGGACGCCCGCGCTGGGTTCTTTACTCAGATGCTACAGGCTGGAGTAATGAGCATAAACGAGGTTAGAAAAGAAGAGGATAAAAACCCCATTAAGAATGGAGATGTACACCTA